CATTGCCCTGCCCGCCGATATTGGGCGTTGGCGCCCAATCCTTGCGATAGGTCATAACTCCCTCCTTTCAAAAGGAACGGGAGGGCTTTTAACCCTCCCGGTTTGAGTTGGGGGGAATTAGGCGTTGGCTACGCCGGACACGAAGCCCGTGACCATGCCCCAATCGACCAGATCGCCAACCGTGGCGCCGACCACGCTGATCGGAGCTTTGGCAACCTTGGCGGTGCCGTATTGCGCCTCGATCCCCATACCGGTGATAAAGTCATAATCACCGTCCTCGAGCTGCGTCGGGCGCGGCATTTGCCCAAGCGCATACGCGATCGCGCCTTGCCCAAGCAGGAATACCGGCTCGACGTCGATACCGGCCGTGCCCGCACCTTTGAGCAAGAGGCGTTGGGTGATTTCGGGGATTTCAAGGTAATAGACGCCATCGTAAACCATCCCGCCGCCCGTAAAGATCGGGTTGTTTTTGGTCGGGGATGATTCGCGCTCGCGGGCGTCACGATTGGCCTGGTACATGACCGGATCGGCTTTCAAGTCGCGCATTGCACGCGACCCCAACAGGCACAAATACCATTCCTGGTCCGCACCCTTGAGCTGGTACGGGCTGATTTTCGGACGCCCGTTATAGACGCCAGGATTGGCAGGATCAGTGCCGGTTTGCTGCGCCTGGTTTTTCATCAACGAACCAACCGCAGCCGTCATTTTATCGGCAGTTGAATCGACGTTGAGCAACGCCGTTGCATTCACCGAATTATAGTTGGCGATTACGCTGCCGAAAACCACGCGATCGTAGTTGGCAACCGTCCAGCTATTTTTCTGCGCCGTCGAGGCGAGCGACCATTTGACGCCGTTTACGCGATTGCCGGGGCTCGTGAGACGCCCGGATTGCACGGCTGACGTCGGCACAGACAAAAGCGCATCCACAATATCGTCGCGCACCACCCGCTTTGACCAGCCCGAGAGCAAAGAACGTGCCGTCGAGCGGATCGAAAACGAGCTCTCCTTGTTCACGGCGCGGTTATTGGCAACCGCGTTACGTGCCCAATCGGCCCAGACCGGGAAGCCGTAGCTATCGATCTGTTCCTCAGCACCGCGCAACGTGCCAGCGCCGACACCCGGACCGGACAATTGCGTAACAAGCGGAACATTGATCTCCTTGCCGTCCGCGGCAAGGTCTTTCATGCGTACGATCGGATAGGTGCTATCGGCCCCCATGAAGGGGTCGAATCGCGATGCTCGCAGGAAGTCAATCGCCGCGTCTTTGCGGAATTTAATGACTTCATTATTGACATGATTAGCCGTGAGGGCCATGTGGCCGATCCTTTCAAGACAAACCGGATCGCCTCACGGCCAATGAAAACCCCGCCACTTGGGGCGGGTTGTTTCACATGAAACGCGAGAAACGATCAGGTCACGGTTGAGTCGAAAAGGGAGTCGTCGGACAAATCTTCCTGTGACGCCCTCAGTGCAGCACTTTGACGGGAAACGCCGTTCATCGAGGGAGCGAGCATAGGACGGCCCTTGCCTTGATTCTGATTCTGTTGCGCCTCGTTCCGCCACGCTTCCATTGCGGCTTTACGGAACTCGGGATCCTTGAGGGACTCAGCGAGCACTTTTTGCTTGTAGGCGGCGGGATCATTGCCGACCTCAGCGCGCACTTTCACCTCACGAAACCACTGCATCAGAGTTTCGCCGGGATCCGTTGAATTGTTCATGCGGATCTGCAGCGCAGGATCGGCACCTTGTCTTAAAAACTCGTGTGCCGTCGCATACGCCTGGTCAAACTCTTCCTTGTAGGTCTTGCGAGCTGATTGAAGGCTCATTTCGCGACGCTCACCGATCAGACGTTCCTCAAAACGCCTTTCCATGTGCTCGCGATATCCCTTGGGATCCATCAACGGATCGGGCTCTTCCGCTTTCGGCGGAGGGTTTTCCAGTGCCGCCATGCGGCGCTGAAATTCCTGCCGTTCAAAAGCAAGACGGGCATTTTCCGTTTTCAAGGCGTCACGCTCGGCTTGCGCCGCGCGCTTTTCCTCGCTGATCTCCCTCAGGCGCCATGACGGAACCAGCGGGGCGTTGTCATCGACAGGTGGCCGCTCCTTGTCGGCCGGTGTCTCTGGCGCTGCCGCTTTGTCCGCTACGGGCGGTTCGGGCTCGGGTTTTGCTGCCGGTTCCGGTTCGGAAACTGGCGGCTCGACCGCGCTATCGAACAATGAGTCTTCCGTTAAGTCCTCTTTTTCGTCAGGCATGGGTCATCCTTCTTTCCCACTGTGTCGCCAGTGGCTTCGCGTTTTGCCCTGCTCTCGCGTCGGGCTTGCGTCAGGAATACGGCGATATCGTTCGCCGCCGACGAGCTCATTCCGCAGGCTGCGCTGGCATACTGTCCGCGCGCTCGCGATCCATATCCATTTGCTGTTCGTGCTGCTCGCGATCGATCTGCATTGCGGCCGCGGCCTTCATGCGCTCGATCTGCATGTCCATGACCGCTTGCATGCGCGCGATCTGCTGCTCGTTTGCGGCGCGCATTCGCTCGAGCATCATGTCCTGCTGCGCTTGCATGGCGGCGCGGTTGTCGTCGCGCTGCGCTGCCGCCTCATCCATTTGCGCCTCGCGCACCTTCATCGCCATGTCCTGCTGCGCTTGCGCGTCGGCGCGTTGCGCGTCCTGCGCTTTCAGCGCGGCGTCCTGTTGCGCCGTTTGCTGATCGAGCTGCGCTTTCGCCTGTATCGCCATGACTTTCGGATCAGGCGGCGGCGGTGCGTTCTGCTTGGCTTGAATCTTGTCGATCATCGGCTTTTTGACCGACGCTGGCAGCGGCGCCAACTGGATCGCGATCTCGGGGAACTCTTGCAGGAATTGCGGGCCTAGCGATTGCAGCACTTGCAGACTGTCGCCCTGCAGGTTGACCGTATCCGGCCCCTCATCGATGATGATATCGACGTCGAGCGATCCTAACGCATTGACGATCTGCGGACGGCCGTACTGATCGATGGTGAGCTTGTTGGCCTGGAAGTATTGCGCCAAATTCTGATCGTCGGTGACACGGATCCAGCGCTCGGCCTTCCAGTAGCGCTGCACGATATTCCAGCAATCACGATAAACGCGGATTTTCCAGTTCTTGAACGCAGTGAGGTACGGGCCTAGCTCGGCAATACCCGCCTGTTGCAGCAATTGAATCGCGCGCCCGCTTGAATCCTCAAGCCCCTGCCCAATCAATGCCGGATTCGGCCCGAAGTTTTCAATCTCGTTCTTTGCTTCCTGCAGCAACTCAAGCTGGCCCTTAAAGTCGGCCATCGTGGTTGTGTCGGGTTCCATCTTGAGGCCGGGGTTAACCTCGATCCAGCCGTCGGCCTTGGCCCATTCCTTGCGCGACACTTCAATGTCGTCGACCGCGCCTTTTTCGCTGATCACCTTGCGCGAGTTGAGCAAATGCAGCGATTTGGAACGGCGGTGATTGATTTCGTCCTGCGGCGATTTCAAATTGCGCGGAAAACCATAACGATCGCCGTCGTGGTCGACGGAGGCCGAAAACATGCGGTAACGCGGAAACGTCTTGCCTTTCTCATCGATGAACGGCGACACCCCCTGCATCAAAACGACGTTGCCCGCGTACAGGCACCAGCGCCACTTGCCGCCCTTGATGTACCAGTGATCACACAGCCTGACTTTCTTCGCCGTGGTGTTGACCCAGTTTTTCTCGCGATCGAATTCAGTGACGTTGATCAGGTCCGATCCCGTTTCGATCAGATCCTCGAGCTCGTTGGCTTTTTCGGGCGCGATCTCCTTGGCCTGATCCAGATCACACCATTTTGCCACACCCATAAACCGGCAATCGGTGAAACCCTCATCGTAAGAACGCGGGTCATAGAAAAATCCATCGCCGTAAGTGATATGCAGGTCTAACGTCGGATCGCCGGTGTCTCCCGGCACCAGATCGTATTCGATCCCGGCAATGCCATCGATGGCGGCGCCTCTGGCAATGCGCGATGATTTCGACGCCCAATCATTTGAATCGAGCACATAGCGAATCGTCGCCGTGGCGATTTCGGCGCCCCGGTCGTGCATCGGTGTGCGCGCAAACGCTTTTGGATCCTGCCGCAAGCGTTCGACCAGGCCCACCACCGCATCGATCTTGCGGACTATGCGGTTGGACGTCACAACCGGCTGCTTGCGATCGCGTAACGTCCTGATCTCTTCGCGCGTCCACTGATCGCCGTGGTAATAGTGCCGCGCCTCGAGCATTTCATAGCCTTCGGCGCTTTTGGCCGCGGCGTAGTCCTGGTACTGGCGTCTCAGCTTTGTCGTATCGAGGATATCAGCCGCATCCTCTTCGTCGACGGCATAGCCCTGCTTCGCCTGTTGCGTCGCAACCGGCAGATATTGCGGGCTTTCCATTTTTTTGTCCGCTCGAGAAATGTTTAACCGCCGCCTGCCCCGCGGGCTGTGACGCCAACTTCCCTTGGGAGTGCCTTTGGGAGGATGACACCCGCGGAGACAAGCGACGGACAGCGGGAGGGGTGAGGGGTTGTCTCGAAAATCCCGCTATGCCAGTTTTCGTTTGCGTCCGAACACGCCAAGCAGCCCGAGCCCGCCCGCGAACAGCCAAACCGCTCCCGGCAATGGCGTTGTATCGACGCCAAACGCCAGGATTTGATTTTGTGCGGGCGCGTCCAGCAATTCAACCGAGCAACCGGGACAATCCCAGATCCCGCCCGGCTGTACGTTGGCGACAAGCGCCGCAACCAGCGTTGCCAATGCACCAGACGCGTTATCCAAAAGCGTGCCCTGGTATTCGACGTTCCAGATCGCGAGCTGGAACGCGGCCGAGCCGTCGAGGCCAAAGGTATTGCCAAGCGTGCTCGAGGTGCCGTGGATCATCAAGGATCCGAGCTCGGCAATTTGCTGGTTGGTCAGGATTGGATTGGGAAAGCCGACGCCCGCGGTGGTGAGCGGCACGATATTGTAGATCGCGTTGGCTTGCAGATGATCAAACAAGTCGACGCACCAGGCGTCCAACGTCTGACCGGCATTCGGTCCCGTACCGTTGAGGACGATCATGCCAGCGCTGACACCGATACTTGTCGGTGACGTGATGGTGATATTCTGGCCGTTGATCTGGCCGAAACTGCCGTAGTCGAATTGATCGGCCCTGGCTGCGCCAGCGCACAAAAGAAATGCCCCGGCCAGCATTGCTGCTTTACGCATAGAATTGCCTCACATTGTTTGAGTAGATTTGGTTTGAGATTAAAAGATCACGGCTAGGATCAGGCACACGATCAGCGCCTCGATCAAAAACGCCGTCTCAATGCCGCGAGAAAATCTGGACTCCATAACCGGCACCTCATCGGTACCAGCCCCGGCCTGTTATAGTCCTTAACCGCTGCCACGCGGCGGTAGGAAGGTGCCGTCAATCGTCCTTGTCCTTGCCGCCCTTGCGCCCGCCCTTGCCGCCTTTGCCACCCTTTTTACCCATTGCCGTTCTCCTTTAGGGGTTAATCACAAACAAAACCGCCAGCACCACGATCGCGATCAAGATCACCGCGATTGCCCACAGATCCTCACTCTCGAAATTCATGTGTCAGTACGAACGTGTAATCCGATCAGGGAACAGCGGATCGGCAAAGGTCGCCACCACGTCATGCGTACGACGTGTCCTTGCACTGGCCGTGAGCGTGCCGCCTCGATTGCCGCAACTCTCCGCCGTGACGCCAACCTGGGCATGACCGTAATCGGAATGACACCACTGTCCGCCCTCAAAAAGCCCATGCGCCTCAGCGATCCTTGCGAGCGTAGAACGGTCCGGTAAATGGCATTTCGCCGCCACGCGGCCCCTGCCCGTTTGGCAAACATCAAGCGCCTTGCCGCACGGGTGCAAAGAAGAATTTGAGCAATGCCCTCTACGAATCCCGCCCATGAAATAAACCGTCGCGCCGGTTGCTTCTATGGCGTCAACGTAACCTTGAAACTTTGTGGCATATTGCCAGCCAACGCGGGCGCTAGCGCCGGTCTTATGTGAGGTGACACTGCCGACGCCGTAGCCCTGGTTGCCGTTTGCGTCCGCTATTCTTTGATGATGATAACGTGCAATTCCCGGCGACGTTACGAACATGCAACCCAACATGATCGCAACGGCAATTGCTTGCCATCGTCTCATACAAACTCCCTTAAGTTTGTGAAAATTATCGTCCCTTCCCACCAGGCTTGCCGTTCACCCAACCGTAGTCCTTATGACTTGGCGGGATCGTCGACGTTATCGGCGCTGGCATCGGTATCCTCCACGCCGTCGTTTTCGACCATTTGATCGATCAAGTCGATAAAGCGGTTGGCGGCGTCACGCACCTTGACGATCTTTGCTATTTTGGTTTTTTCGTCAGAGTATTCCTTGACGATATCGGCAACGCCCTCGCGCGTTGCGTTGAGAACGCCGTCGATCAGCGCAAGATGAACCAGCTCGGTCTGTCCGTCGTAAGCGTCTTTCGCCATTGTCACCACGCCTTGAAGCCGTCGTCGGTCCCGGTTTTCATCGCCTTATAATGCGAGAACTCGATCGGGGCATTTGTGACAGGTTTTGGCCTGACCCCCCCGGTCATGCGATCGAGCAACTGCCCGACCAGCCCGATCGCGTCGACCTGATCGTCATGCTTCCCGGCATCGAAGGCCAATAACTCGCTGCGAAAGGCCGGATACCATTTGGCATACTCTGGAACGTACAAGCCCTCGAGCGCCATGCGTCCTCTTATCGATTGCGCCCTGACCCCCTTGTCGCCGCGGGTGGGAAACTGCTCGCGGAACACATAAGCGTGCCGCTCGCGCTGGCGCCGTTCCAGGAAAGGCCCAATTCCGCTCCGAATCTGCCCCTGCTCTTCGGCCCATCCCAGCGGGCGCCATTTCAAGACAAGATCGCAGAAGGCTTCGACCCATTCATCCGACGCGGTTTGCTTGCGCCAGACGTCAAGCAAATACATCTTGCCGTCAGGATCCAGGCCTACCACGGCGTGCACCGTGTAGTCGCCGCCGTCCGCGGTGACGGCATAATCACTACCGCCGTAAACCCTGAGCGTCTTGCGATCGGGCGGCAGATCATACGGCCGTAGCCATTCATTTTTAAAAAACACGCCCTCGTCCGGCGTCGGGTTTTGCAGATACATGGCCGACCAAAAACGCGGCTGGCTGTTGGTACGGATCCGTTCGAGTGTTTCGATCGGATAAGCGTCCGGCCATAATGCCGTGCCGTCGTCTTTAATCGCTGACAGCTCGACCACCTCCCACTTGTCGCCGCCCGCGTTTTGTTGCGCCAGCAATCTCCCGCACAAATCATCCTCGTGCATGCGGTGATTGATTATAACAATCCTTCCCCCAGGCATGAGCCGGTTGTAAGCCGTTCCGGTATACCAGTCCCAGACATTTTTCCTTGCGAGCTCGGACATGGCATCGGCCATGGTGGCGTAAGGATCATCAATCAAGATCACGTCGCCGCCGCGGCCCAAAATCGCGCCGCCAATACCAAGCGCGTAATACACTCCCCCGGCGTTGGTATGCCATTTGCCCTTGGCTTGCGAATCTTCCGCCAGCGCCGTCGTCTCAAAGACGGCGCGGTATTCTAAAGAGTTGATCGTGTTTCTGACGTTGCGGCCAAAATCGGTCGCCAGGCTTTCGGTGGCGCTGACCGATATAAATTGCGATTCCGGCGAGCGGCCCAGATACCAGGCCGGAAACCTGTGGCTGGCTAGCTCACTCTTCCCGTGCCGTGGCGGCACCAACAGCATCAAGCGGTCGATCTCGCCGTTCGCTACTCGCTCGAGCTGACCCGCGATCTGGCGGTGATGTTCCGCCGTTCGATAACGCGGGAAGGTGGCTTCCGTGAACGGGATCAGGTTGGCTTGAGCACGCTTGCGCCTCAATAACTCTTCCGCCGCCATTAAAGGCGTCATGGAGGAGCGATTCCAATTCGGCGCGGGTCCATTCATAAGAATCAAACTTTTCGATCATAACCGTGCTGGATTGTGCGGGCTTGCCGTCGAGACGATCGGCAATGGCATTGATCGCTGGCAACGCGTCGAAACTATCCTTCTGCGCTTGCGCGATCAGGTTACGTGCGATCCGGCGCAACGCCTTGTGATCCTTGCCAGCGGCAGCGATCTCCATTCGCAGTGCGTCGTGAAACGGTTTTTCCGACAGGCGACCGAGCGGGTTGCCGGATTGGCCTTTAACAAAACGCCCCGTCATAGGATGTGTCCTAAGAGTTTATGGAGGTTTGTAATTTTTTGCGGGCGTCACCCTTAGGCGATATCCGAAAAGGTTTTTCGGCGCGCGGGGTTGTGGGTTTAAGGTTCCATCCGCACGGCCACGGAGTCCCATAAAAAAGGGGACATACCCCACCCCCTCGAAAATTCCCGGCACGCTATAGTGACCATCCACGCGAACGAGAAAATAATCCTATAAGACTATCATCCTCGCACGCTCGCACGCTCGCACGTGCACACGCGTACACGCGTACACGCGTACACGCGCGACGATCGCACGCTAGTGTGCTGGCGTCTTACCTTTCCAGATAACGGGAAAGCATACACGCTAGCGTGCTCCCATGCGCGCGGACTAAGCCACACGTCTCACGCCATGCAACGCAACGATTGGCACGCGCCAGCTAGCACGCTCGCGCCGATCGTTGCGGGCGTTCGCGCGTGCTAGCTAACTCACATGCGCGCATACGTCGCGCGGGCGTCGATCGTGGACTATGATCCTATCACACTGGCACACATATTGCATTGCGCGTTGCATGGATCGTGTTCCCAAGCTGCGATCGTTTGCCGGTTTATGCGGGCGATGCCAGCTAGCAGGAATAATCAGTTACACGTGCAACTAAACGATAGTTACACTCGCAACCATCCGCGCGAACATTCATAGAACACAAACAAAAAGACCGGCGATTTACGGCCGGTCCTCCTGATTTGCCTATCTGACAAAGGTTCGCGCGAGAATGTCAATTATCCGCTATTCCCCGAAAAATCCGATCGCAAAAAGCAGCGAACAAACGCAAAACATGACCCATAGAAAATGCAGCATTTCGCGCCCTCCTATTCAACATGACACCACAAAAGGAACAACGCCATTGCAGGACAAAAGATAAACGGCACAATATCAATGATCGTCATCGCGCCGACTCCTTGATTGCCTGTTCAATTGCCGCGGCTGGCGTTAGACCGTCATCATAAAGTTGCGCCCAATCATTGACCGGCCCTAATTCCCGGCGCCGATCGTAAGTAATTCTGGCGTCAATACAGTTGAGCCAATCGGCCAGCGGGTCATTTTTCGCCGCCATGCCAATAACCTTGTTGGTAGTTCCCAAGCGTAGCGTTTTCATCGTGCGATTCCTTTGCGATATTCTTTGCGCCACTCGAGCTCCGGCGCCTCATAAGTTCCATCTCTGAACCAGTGCCCGACGTCTAATATATCAGCGCCTTTAAACTCTGATTCATTTGGGTAGGCTTTGAGCCATTCCGCGATATCAATTCGCACAATATCCCGGTAGCCAGTTTCGCCCGCCTCATATTCTGTCGGCTCATTCTCCAATCTAAAAACATGCCCGTCAAAAGGATCAACAATAAGCGTGCCCCATGATCCGGTTACGCTCGCGGTTTGTCTTTGCGTTCGCGGTGTTGCGTGATCGATTTTCATTACTTTCCCCTCTCAATCTGATTTAAAACATATACGCCAGTTCGGCGTATATGTCAAGCGGGCGCAATCAATAATTCGCAATTATTTTTAGCCACATTCACGCTCATACCATTGATCAATCGACTCCTGAGGGCTGGCGCCCGCCTCAAAATCGATCATTAAAAAATGTCGGTTCCCCGTTAAGTCACGCGGATTTAAGCCATACGTTGCCTTGAGATAATCAAAGGCATATTCCAGCCATTCGCCAAATTCGCCCGCGGCTGCCTCTTTGCGGTTTGAATCGTCAATATGTCTAACGTGATTTGGCACGGGTTTTCCTTTCCGGCTTTATATAAGTCATCAAGGGCGAACCGATCGCCTCGCCCTTGTCGTTTGTATTATAGGCATAAGCCGCGGTAACGCCCTTAACCCGCGCGATTCGGTTCATCATCTTTTCCATATCCAAAATCGAAAAGAGTGGACCAGTACCGCGGGCGCCCTCGCCCTCATGCTCCGAGAGAATATAGATTCTCATAGCGTCACCCTCTCAACTTGTCCGGTGGCCTCGGCATCATCGTGCTGTCAGTCATTTGATTAACTCCCGTTTTCGATTTAAAACATATACGCCCGCCAGACGTATATGTCAAGCGGGCGCATAATGTTTTTTACGATTATTTTTAAGCGACTTTTGAATGATCGTTTACACCCCAAGGCGCCTGATCGAATCCCGGCAAAGACCGAATAGCCTTGCGTCGAATAGCTGCAATAATCGCATGCGCGATCGACTTTTCGTAATCGTTAGTCTCACACGCTTGATAATCAAAGCAATCACACTGCTTGATAATCAAAACGCAAAGTTTTGTGTGATCCAGTTTAAAAACATTCTGCCACTGGCGAAAATTATAGGATAATGCCTCTTCGCCAATTGTTCCCGGCTTATCCGTCTCAGTGCAATCAGGATAACGGTAACAAACCGAACGCTCATTTTCAGCCAGTAGAACACGCCCAATGTCAGTCAATGACACTGACTCGGCGCCCTTGTCGATATGATATCCAAGCTCATTCGTAATCCGCTTAAGACTAGCAAAACTCAAAAGCGCGTCGATATGAGCGTGAGAAACTACAAAAGCAGACATTTTATTTCCCCGTTGTTTTGTTTTCGATCGTCCACATATACGCCCGATAGGCGCATACGTCAAGCGGGCGCAATGATCATTTTGCAATTATTTTTTGCGCGCCAAATCGAGTAAATCGAGTTGCGCGCGATCGTCGCTAAAAAGCCCGACGTCGCACGCGTGCTGCAATTTTACAGGCTTTAACTTTTCGGCCGATCGTCGCGCCAGCAAATCAGCGACTTGCGGCGCCGTCCCGCTCAACTCAATTTGCCCCGGCAAATAGGAGATCGCCATTTTACAGGCCCTCCCATTCGTGCCCGAACAATTCAAATTCCACCGCAAGCCATGCGTTGTAATGAATGTCTTTTTTGAATGTGTAGTAATACGACTCGATTGCATCGAGTCCTTGCAATGGCTGGCGCTTAACGTTCCAGCCTTTCGCGTTTTTCCCCGTCGATAGTCCACGATCGCGACGGGCGTCGGCGTTAGCCTTACCCGCCGCCATGCGATCCTGAAAATTATAATCTTGTGTCGCCATAAATCTCTCCCGTTGTTGATAGGAGAGACATACGCCCGTTCGGCGTATTACGTCAAGGGGGCGTATCGATTATTTTACAATTATTTTTCCGCAAATCGCTTTTGCAAATCCTCAGGCATGGTTTTATTCAACAGCATTTCCGACAGCAAATAGACAATCGCAATGGGAATCTCTTTTTCCCCTAAAGCAAACCGCTGCCCCGTGCGTTTGGAAAATCCCAAAAACACACCCGCGCGCTGTTGCGAAAGCCCGAGTTTTTTGATCACCTCACAAAATTGCGCTGGCGTCATAAGCAATGGCGCCTTTGCTTTTTTTAAATTTGCTTTTCGCTTTTTCATTTTACAGGCCTCGAAGTGAATAGGAATCGATCGCCCCACATACGCCCGTAAAGCGTATACGTCAAGGGGGCGCAAATCAAAAAGCAAATGGGAATCGGTTTTGGAATAGGGTCAGGACCGTTGACCCATCTTACGATCGTCGGCGCCCGCCAATGCGGAAAGTCCTCTTTTCAGGTTTTGCAGCTCAACTAGCCCCGCGGGCACCCTACCCCCCTCGCAAATATCAATGACGATGGCCAGAACCGGGCCACCCAGACGTTTTAAAACGTTCAAGGCCTCTTGGTAGTCCTCTAAGGTCAAAACCTGCCTACGGGCTTCCCTGCGCCCCTGCGGGCTATCCGGATCGGCGGGCGTGCCTCCCTTGGGATCTAAATTGGCCGATCGTGGTTGCTTGGGCGCCAGCGTAGCCTTCGAATAGTCCGCGGCCAGCTCATTCCAGCGCTTTCCCGCCGCAAATTGCAGCGCATTGATTTTACCGGCCAGGTACAGATACCCCAATGTGGAACCCCATACCGCGTCGCGCATACCGGAAAGCGCTGCGTCCCTGAGGCGGGTCACCTCCGCGGGCGACGGCAAATGGGGTAGTCGTTTGACCCGCCCGCTCGCTTCCCGGTTTGCCATGACTTTGCGGCGCGTCACCATGTTACGCCCCTCCAAAATGCGGAACCGGATCGTCTAACGGATCGTCCAGACCGGCTTGGCTATCGGCAAACCGGTCAAGCGGGTCGCCATGCGGTGTCCGCACGGCGACGATCGTGGCGCCTGGAAACGTCAACTTTGCCTCGATCGTGGCGCGATAGTCGCTTAACAGGCGCCCGATCTCTTCCAATGTGTAAACCGCAACCTTGCGGCCCTCCGCTACCGCGGCGTGGGCTTGATGGGAATCGGGAACAATCACAGCGACCGTCCCGTCCGCGAGCGGAACTTCCCAGACCTCGCGCGCCAGCGGATTTTTGCTTTCCGCCATCGCGGCTTTATCCAGCGCCAACCACGCCGTCGCCATGCGCTGCGCTTCCCGCCGCACTGCCTCGAGGTCGCCGTGCCAGATCGCCTGATTGTAGAGGTAGCGCTGCCTGTCGAATTTCTCGCGCAGCTCGGCAGATACCAAAAGCCGCAAACGTCCCGCTCCCCATTTGCGCTCGGCCTCGACAGCCACCTGGTCGGCGCCATCGATATAGCTTTGCGCCGTAATGTAAGTCCCTGGCGACGTCGCCCAACGGTTCATAGCCTCACCCTGTCACGATGAACGTGTCTCGCAATGCGAAGCGCCTCGGCAAAATCACAAGTATCTGACCAGATTTTGGGCGCAATCTGCATAACCCAACCGTGATTTTTCTCGTTCTCCCACAATCTGCTCGCCTCGATAAAATAGTTATACGTCAAGCATTCCAGGCCATAGGCAGTAACCGCCCATTGCCGTCCCTGCCAGTAAACCGGCTTCGACAGTCGTGCGGGCGCCTCTTCGCCATCCAGTTCATACAAAGGCTGCGCGTCCAAATCTGTCGCCGCGTATTCCTTCAAGGCAATCTCGACCTTCCTGTTTGAAGGGAACTTTGTTTTCATCAGGTCGGTCACGGTCCATATTTTCATTCAAACCTCCTGCCTGTTTTTGCCTCGTCCGAGGGGAGGGCGCGGCAGTCGCCCCTCCCCGTAGGGGTGATCCCTCACGCTCCCGCTTCCTTAATAATATCAAAGACTTCCACAACCACTTCCGCAACTCCCGCGCCCCCCAGACATTCAATGATATCAACGACTTACACATGACCTCCCAACTCTCCCGCAAGTTGTACCCTACAACCTAAACTGATTTTCGATACCCTTTGACCTTGTTTTTGAGGTCCAAAATATCTTCCACAATCAGACCGTTTTCTTCCCAGGTCGCCAGCATGTCCTTCACCACATCACGCTTGAGTTTCCATTTTCGCATGATGGCCGCGACCGCTGGCCGCGCCGAATTAGCCGACGCGCCCCAAGGCTGTTTTTTGAACCACTGCTGCGCGATCGCTGTCAGAATCTCTTCTTCGATATTTTTACCGGGCCAGCCACGCTCATCCAGCATCATGCTTGGCTTGTCATCGGTGCCGTCGACCACCAGGGAGCTGCGCCCCATCGGCAGATCGACGCGTTTCACATGGAACACCCGCTCGATACCATCTTCGCCATCCTTGACGTTGTGGACGTAGATTGAACCCCGCTCGGCACCCGGCTCATGCTTTGCCTCGATGATAAAGTCGCCAGCGTTGGGCAGCACTGTCGAGCCACGCATGCCGCCTTGCTTGTTGGTATGATGGATGCCGATCACCACACAGCCAAACCGCTCCTGGATCTGGCCACACACGGCGACGAATACGCTCATGTCCTTCTGCAAGTTCTCATCGCTGCCGGGCAAAACCTTGGATACCGTGTCGACGAATATGGCGGCGATCGGAACGCTGGCCCTGGCCACGGCCGTTTCCAGTGTCGCCTTTAGCTTGCCGACGTCCTCAGGGTTGAGGAAGTTGACGTTCTGCTTGAGCAGGAAGAACGGGGCGTCGCCGCTATAGCGGCGGTTATGCCGCCAGGCCGCAGTGCGAAATTTCAGCGATGCGTGGCCTTCGGCGCAGACATAGACCACGGCTCCCGGCTTATTGATATCGTAGCCCCACCATCGATTAAGTTTGCTTGTGATCGACAGCGCGATATCGAGGCCAATGAACGTCTTGAGCGAGCCCTTTGGGCCGAATATGAACCCAAGCGATCGCTCGATGATAAGCTTGTCGACCAGCCACACCGGGTCCGGCTGACTCTCGATCTGCTTGAGATCGAGCAATTCGAACTGTTTGGCCGGATCAACCTTGGCTTGTTCTTCCGCCTTCTCCGCTGCCGTCTCAAAGTCGTTTGCCCAGTCGTGCGGCTGGCCGCCTTCTGACCGGGGTTGCTTTGCCGCTTCCTCCGCCACCCGATCGTCCCAATGGCGCATCGACGCCCGCCATTTGCCCAAAAAGGCAGTGGGACCGCGGCCCTCGCGCTCGAGCAGCTCGGTCTTTTCGGCGCCGTTAAGCCTCGAAACGACGGAACGCTCATAGGTCGAATAGGCGACCGACGCGCGCAATTGCTGTTCGGTGTCAGAGGGACGCCCGATCGGGTTTTCCCGTTTGTGATCGAGGATCGAGGCCCACACCACCCGCGCCATGTAGGCCTCGCGACCGTCGGTGCGGTGGCCGAAATCGTCAAAGTCGGTGGAAGGCGACGCGGTTGTTTCACGCGGAACGGAGCTGTCGCCGCCAGATCTGTCCCCGCCATGCGCCTCGACCAGCATTTCAACGGCGTCCAGCAGCCATTGCGGGGCGATCGCTATGTCCGTCTCCCACGGCGCGTGGCCCTTCGCCCACTCATAAACATGGCCGGATTCGTGCCGCGATGGCGGCAACAGCGCAAAGCCGCCCGTGCCTCTGATATCGACGCCGATTGATGTTCGATTGGTTGGAGCCCGGAAGCCTTCAGGAAAACGGAACAGCTTTTGCCGTCCGCCGCCGCCCGTGTGCTGTTCGACCGTCTGAGGCTCAATGCCGGAATTTTCAGACTCGATCAGGTCATGCCACCACGCCGCCGCGGTTGGCGTCTTGTGGTCGTCGAGATCGATCACGAGCACATTGCCGGACGCCATGCCGGTCACCATGCCCATGTTGGAACGGCCGACGTGTTCGCCGCCCTTGCCGTACCAGCGCTCGAAGGTGGCCTGAGGTGCGAGGTTCTTGCGGTACTCGGTCCATTCCGCCAGCTTCGGCCGCTTCCAGGGCGTGCCTTTCGGCGCCTCATCCGGCATGTAGCAGGGGATCACCTGCAGACCGAGCGAGCGGTACATCGCCGCCCATTCACCGGGACCGGCAAAGTCAGGATCAAAATCAATGTGAGGGGCGGAGCCCATCATAGGCCCCGCCCCTCAACAGGAATCGAAATGCCAGTTACAACCACGCTTGCACCTATGATGGGGACGCTCGCTGTTGTTTCTGTCAGGTGTAGGGACCGGGAGAGCGTCAGACCTCTTCCGGCCCCGCTTTTTTACTCAGCCGAAATCAGCCATGACGTCGGGCACGGCGGTTTTGGCTTGCGGCGGTGGTGGTGCAACTCTTGTCGAGCCGGTCGAGGGCGCCATCGGTTGCGTTGTTGGTGCCGTCTCGTTCTCAAAGCCCGTCGCGCCCGCCTTGGGCGAGAATTCCAGATCGCCGCGCGGAACCCAGGCCACGATCCTGAACGTCGGGTGGTAGTTGGTCGATTGCCGCTCGCCCGTGCCGCTTTTAACCGGCGTCGACTTTTCCATGATGATCACGGGCAGCTTGCCGGGATTTTTGGAAGCCTCTGCCTTGTACTGCAGATAGACCGCCTGGAGCCCCGACAGGAACGCCTTTGACGTCCCCGCCACCTCGCGTAACGGCGGTTGTCCGGCCGCGCACTCGGTCGACAGCTTCACCATGAAGCGGATCCCGTTTTTGTGGACGTCGGACGGCCGCGGCGGCAAGCGGCTGCCGATCGGCACCAGCCGGAAATCCGGCGCCGACCCGGCCACGAAATTGATCCAGCCGACCTCGACGTTTTCAAAGTCGGCGATGACCTTGAAAATTGCCGTGATGTCGACCGGCTCACCGACAAAACCGTTGGCCGTTTCGGTTCGATCGACGCGGAACCAGCGCCCCGATCGTGCATCGTATTTTATGATCGGCAGAAAGTCGCCGCTTTCCGCCGTCTCGGTGGAAAATCCAAACACACTCATGGTACTCTCCTAAAGGGCTGCAATAGGCTTGCAGCGTTGCCATTCCCCGTTGTTGGGGAAATTTCAGATATGCCAGTATTGGAACGCCAGCGCGCGCGCCTCTGGCCCGGTCCAATAGAAACTTTCCAGGTCAGGCACGGTGATATCGACGAAGAATTGCGGATCGTCGGATTGATTCAGGAATTTCTCGACATGCAAGGCGGTTTGGTAAAGCGCTGCCCTGTGCGCGTCGATATTTTCGACGGTGTAAGTCTGGCACTTTTTCGGTGTTGCGTAGGTGATGCGCGCCGCGGCGTTGTTGCTTGTGACGTAGAGTGACACCTGCTTGGCGTGGTTGACCCTGATCTCTGACGGCATGCGCTCGGTTGTTTTCAGGTCCGTCGTGATGTTGTGCTCGGCCCAATGGAAATCGTAGTAGCCGAAGATCGGCAGTTTGAGCCCATCCGGCTTCCACTCGACCGATCCCTGGCACTCTGACGGCACGCCGTACGGGCGCAGCTCTTCAAGCGCTTGCGCCACCATGTCGGGAATGTTGCCGCGGTACTTTTCGCGCCGCTCATCGACCGACATGGCGGAAAGCGTGTCGTATTTGAGAAACGCCACTTCGTTACAGGCTTTGAAATCCGCCGTTGGGTTCAGCAACCCAAACGTCACGCCGTCCTCGACCGCGACGCCGCGGTGGGCTGGCACGCCGACCGGCTGGCGCAAGCCCAGCACCCGCTCGAGCACGAACATGGCGGGCGAGGCGCAGAATAAATTCAAGGCGCTTGGGCTGTGCCGGATATAAGTCGGCGCCGCGGCATAGACGACCGGCTTTGCATCGGTTGTGTCTT